AAAGCGCATTACTGGTTACACAGGTACAGGTACAGGCAGTAACGCAAACATCTGGCCAGGAATTACAGAATCAACAACCACTTCATTTGGTTCAATTTCATACGAACGTGGCGCAAAGATTACTTATACTGCTGATGATTTAATCCTGCCTTACAACTCATACTCACTATCAGATAGCGTTTCATTTGACGCTAACTTCTCTGGTATGGGATATCAAGATTTGCGTCAACTATCTTCAACTTCAACACTTTACGCAACAATGTTGATGGAAGAAAGAATGATGTTAATGGCTCGTGGAACTGCTTCGGGATATGCTGGTGCGCTTGCTGCTCCTACATTTACTCTTTCAGCACCAGCCACAGGTACAGGACAGACTTCACTTGCAGCAACAACTTATTATGTTTATGTAACAACTGACGCTGGTGTTTCAACTAACGGTTTTGGTGAGTCAATCGCTTCTTCCGTAGTTTCTCAGGTTGTTGGTTCTACAGCAGTTCTTCTTGTTACTATTACAGCCGTTACTGGCGCACTTGGTTATAACATTTATGTTGGTACTACAACTGGTCTTGCTAACTGCAAATATCAAGGTCGTACTACAGGCTTGACATTTACAGTTCAAGGTGCCGCTTCAACCGTGACTACTGGTAATACAGCACCATTAACTACTACTGGTGCCGCCGCAACTCGCGCTACAGCAGATACTTCTGCTTATGCAACAGGTTACGACGGAATCCTTGCAACTGTTCTTGGTTCTTCTACTGGTTATAACAACCGTATTAACTCAACTTTTTCAACTTCAAATCCTGGCGCTGAATTCCAAACTGCATTTAGCGCTATGTTTGACGCTGTTAAGGCTGACCCAGATGAAGTTTTCCTTAACGGTTCAGACCGCAAGCAACTCTCAGACGCAATCAAGAGTGGTTCTACTGCTAACTATCGTTTGAATCTACAACAAGATAACGTCGGCAATTATATTGGTGGCGCTGTTATGGGTGGACTTCATAACGAAATTACAGGAAAACTTGTGAACCTTACAGTTCACCCTTGGTTACCACAAGGCGTTGCACCAATTCTTTCCTATTCGTTGCCAATTCCTGATACTCAGGTATCAGATGTTTGGGCTAACTTTATGGTTCAGGATTATATGGGTATTCAATGGCCAGTTAACCAATTCGCTTATGAGTTCTCAACTTACTTCCGAGGAACATTCTTCTGTACTGCACCTGCTTGGAATGGCGCAGTATCGGGAATTACATCAGCCTGATGTGTTTAGAGTGCGGTTGTCAACAACCACAAAATAATCACGGGCGTAATGATGTTTCAACTGCTGTAATGATTACACCAGACGAAACACCCTGCTAAATCAATTTACGAAAGGTGGCGTGTCATATAACGGGCGCGCCACCTTTATAAATTAAAAGGAAGAAGCAAATGACAAGATTAGTAGCAAGTGATAAAGGCGTTCGTGGTATAGATGTGCAAACTCCAAACGGAACACATTCTTATAATACAGACCGTAAAGGTATTATTAATGTAGAAAATCCTAAGCACGTAGCACAAATGAAATCAGAAGGTTTTTTTGAAGCGTCGTTAATGGGTCCAACTACAAATGGTTCAGTTATTGGATACACTTGTATTGAATGTGGGTTTGGTAGTTTCTTTCGCAAATGTGGGCGTTGCGGTACAGAAAACAAAGACACGTTACGAGATGGAGAAATTTAAATGACAACTGGTATTGCACCTACTACATCTTTTAATGAACTTTCTTATCTAACAGTTGCAGAATATAAAAATGCTCCAACGGCGATTGACATTGATAATTTAGTTGTAGGTGGTAATAGTAACGCGCAAGACGCAGAATTAAAAAACGTTATTGCTCGCGCTTCTTCTTTTATGGACGAATACTTAAATCAAAATCTTAATGCGCAAACTGTAATTGAAACTCAACGAACAAGATTTACGCCAGAAGGTTTTATAGCGTTACACCCTAATAATGACCCAATTATTTCTTTACAATCTTTTCAATACGGTTCTACACCTAACAATCTTGTAACGTTAACAGATTGTTCTACAGTATGGTTTGAAAACCAACAAATCATTATTCCTGTATCACAGATGTCAACCTCTTATAGTACTCAGGGACCATTATCTTTTGGTGGGGGTGGCAGTTCTCGTAATCAAATTTTTGTTGAATACACATATACAGCAGGATACGTTAACAATTTAATTTCTAGTGCTACCGCTACACAAAGTACTATGACAGTTCAAGACGGAACTGGAATTGTTGCTGGTATGAAAATGAAAATTTATGATGGTGCTAGTAGTGAAAATGTTACAGTTGCTTCTTCTTATACTTATGGCTCAACTACCGTTCCCTTAGCCTCTGCGCTGTCATACAGCCACGTAAGCGGTATAGCCTTTGGTAATTTACCTAATGCAATTAAACAGGCTTGTATCCTTGTTACAACGGCTTTAATCAAGGTACGTGGTGATAGTTCTATGGTTATGAATGTAACAGTTAATCCAACTCGTAGCGGTAATGCAACTCAAAATATGGTTGGTGATGAAATCGGGTTAGCGTTAAAGATGGTTGACCTATATCGTAGGATTCGTTAATGGGTGGCACACGTGCAGATGTACGCACGGCAGTTTCTAATTGGATATCTGCAGGAAACGTTACTAACTTAAATCAAATCTGGACTTCATTTCCTAAACGTATTGATTTTCAAGTTAATGCAACAGCAGGTCAACAAATGCGAGCCGCAGGTGTAGTTTTTATTGCAGATGAAAGTGAAGAACGCGTTGCGATAGGTGGCGCATATAACGGTTGGAAAAGAATTGATTACGTAATTGATTTTCAAATTTTTACTCACGCAATGTATCGCAACGCAGAGGACGCTATGACTGCTTTCGACGCGATTGTTGATGGTGTGAAAACTCAACTAAGAGCAGGTGGGCATACACTAGGATTGTCAGATGGTTCAGTAGTCTGGCAAGCGGCAGAACCTTCTATAAGCGTATCTTATGGAGAACCTGCTACTAATGATGGTGGCGCTACGGAAACGTGGTGCGCTATCCGTTTTACTGTAACCCAAATGATAAACGCATAAAGGAGAAACCCGTGAGTCAATTTAAATATGACGGTGATGAAGAACGCGTAATTGTGTCTCTTGGTATTACCGTGAACAAGGGTGACGTGTTTGAAGCCCCAGAAGATTTTTCGGCTTATGGGTGTTTCAGCGCTAACTCAACATTTAAGAAAAGCGCCGCAACTGCGGTAGCACCAGAACCGTCTGTTCCGTCAGACACAACCGTAGATGAGGTGAAATAATGTCCGTACAAGCGTCAGTTAGAAGTTACCTTGGTATTGCTAAAGAAGCAACTAAAGGTACAGCAGTAGCACCAACAGATTTTATTCCTGTTAGCGTAAGTAAAATTAAACCAGTAGATATTATTGACGCTCTTTATGATGACGGCTTACGTGGCTCAAATGTAAAGAGTTACAATTATATTCCTGGTCGTAATTATTCAACATTTGATTTTGGTGGTCCAGCGTTTGCCGACACTATTGGTTATCCAATCGCAGGACTTCTTGGAGAAGTTACAACTACAGGTTCTACTGCTCCATACACACACGTAATTTCTTTAGAAAATAGTGCAACTGCGGCAGCCGACGCACAACCAACTTCTTTTACGCTTACTGATTTTTATTCATCAGCAGTACGCGCTTATCCTGGTATTCAAATTAGTGATTTTGGTATTAAATTTTCTTCAGAAGGTATGTTGGAATATGACGCAAAAGGAACAGGTTTTATTTCTGCTTCTGCGTCAACGCCAACACCTACATTTTCAACTATAGTTCCATCTCCAGTATGGATTGGAACTGTAACGATTGCTAGCAGTCAAGTTTCTAACGCAGTTGACGGTTCATTAGATATGAAACGACCAGTAACACCTATTTTTGGTATTTCTAATACACAAAATCCTTATTCTGTATTTGTTGGTCCACTAGAAACTACAGGTAAGTTCACATTTGTTATGGAAAACAATACTGAATTAACTCGTTTCTTAACAAATACACAACCAGCAATTACACTTGATTGGACTAGCGGTACTTCTGCCGCGTTAGTTACAATTTCTTGTACTATGACAAAAGGCGCTTATACCGCCGCAGTTATTGACCGTTCAAAAGATTTTGTTCAAGTAACGGTTGATGTTAATGCGCAAGCAAATACCACAGATACAGGAAGCGTTGGTTATTCCAATATCAAGTGGACATTGAAAAATGCTAAGGCTTCTGGTACATATCAGTAGTACTTAGGACAAGTGTGACGGTGGGGGTTAATGGTTGTAGCAGTCGCCTTCCCTGCTCCCACCTCACCGTCACTTTTAATTTGGAAGGCAATTAACGAAAGGCAAGAAGATGGCGAATAAAAAACTAACACTACCAAGTGGCGCAACAGTAGAACTTCGTGACCCAAGTACGTTACGTGTAAAAGACCGTAAAAAAGTCTATCGTGCCGCAAACGGACAAGAAGGAATTATGCAAGCCATATCTCTTATTGATGGCTTGATAGCAATTCTTATTGATTCTTGGTCGTTGGATTTAATTATTCCTTCTATCAAATTAGAAACGCTTGACGAATTAGAAATGGCTGATTATGACTTTTTGGCTAAAGAAGCAGAAACAGCACAAAGTATTTTATTTCCAGCGTTAGCAAAAACTGATGAAAGTGAAAAAGATTCTGAATCCCCTTTCGTAGAGTCCAGCGACTAAAGTGGTTGCTGGAAGGTGGGGAAAGAAACGACAAATTTACTTATCCAGATGATGAATGGTTTTACTTTCTTTGTGCGGATAGGTTTGGTTGGACACCTACACAGGTAGATGAACAACCAGCAGGAACAGTAGATTGGCTACTTTCCATTTCAACTCTAGTGAAACAGGTGGAGAATGATAACCTCAAATCTTAACCTTGTTAGAGCAAATGTAACGAGTTTTACTGGCAACCTTGATATTAAGGCTCGTATGGCTCGTGATGAAATGATGACAGGTTTAATCCAACTTTCACAAAGAGAGATAAGAAAAAGCGGTTTGCCTATTGCTGGTGGTCCACCTGTTAACAGAACTGGTAATTTACGTAGAAGTATTCACGGTGTAAAAACTCGTACTGGTTATGGTAGTTACAAGGCTATTGTTGGACCAGGTGTTATTTATGGTCGCGTATTGGAACTTGGTTTTCCTAACGGTAACAAATACCCTTATATGTCTCCTGCTTTTAACAAGTTAAAATTAGTAGCGCCTAGTATCATTAAGAAACATCTAGGAAGTAAGGGGTTATTATGAGTTTCTTTCCCCCTGTCCAATTTGTAGTTGAAGTTATTGCTGGTCCAGCGATTGCTGGATTTGAAAAAGTTAATGCCGAATTAACTAGATTACAAGCAACTGCCGCAAAAACTGGTATAGCACTTGACGGAGTAGGTAAAAGCGCTACGTTGGCTAAGGCTG